CAGTATCACCCGCCACAGGCGGTGCAGGACGCCATCAAGGCGCGCATCCAATCACAGCGCGCGCGCCTGGAGTCCTTAAGAATCACCGGCAAGTGAGCCAGCGCGGCGCCAACGCAGCCGGGTAAATCACGCATAGGCACGTCGTGAGACGTCATGTTCCCGCCCCGCATAGGGGCAAGATGGAGGTATATCCATGAAGACCGTACAAGAGATGTTGCAGGAGCGCGAGGCCCTGTTCAACAAGGCCAGCGAAATCCTGGAAAATTGCGATACCGACAACCGCGATATGACCGACGAGGAGAAGTCGACCTATGACACCGCCCTCGCCCGGATCGAGTCGCTGGACAAGGACATCGCCACCCGTCAGCGTCTGGAAGCACTGCAGAAGCCGAATCTCCCGCAGGCGCGTGTCGATCAGCCCCCGCAGCCCGGCCACCAAGCCGCCGACGATGACCCCAAGAAGACCGTCCGCTCGACACTGAAGGGGCCTGTCATCGAGGCCATGCGTGGCCACGGCAAGCTGCACGCCTTCAAGGACACCGCGCAGGGCCGTGAGCAGGCCTACCGCTGCGGTCAGTGGCTGGCGGCCGTGCTCTACGGGAATATCCATGCGGCCGACTGGTGCCGTCAGAATGGACTGGATGTGCGTTCCGCCCTTTCCGGAGGCGTACAGACGGCCGGCGGCGCCCTGGTGCCTGAGGAGTTCGAGCGGTCGGTCATCGACCTGCGCGAGCAGTATGGGCTCTTCCGTCGCGTCTGCCGTGTCACCCCGATGTCATCCGACACGAAGACCACCCCGCGCAAGACCGGCGGCCTGAGTGCGTATTTCGTCGGTGAAGGTGTGGACGGTACCGAGTCCGATGCCGGCTGGGATAATGTCAGCCTGACGGCCAAGAAGCTGATGGTATTGACCCGCATGTCCTCGGAGATCGCGGAAGACGCCATCATCGACCTGGCCGACGACATGGCCTTCGAGATCGGGAAAGCCTTTGCCCAGAAGGAGGACGTTTGCGGCTTCCTGGGTGACGGCACCAGCACCTATGGCGGTATCGTGGGCGTGTTCACCAAGGCGATCGATGGCAGCCATACCAAGGCGGCGATCGATGCCGCTTCGGGGCACGATCTGCTGACCGAGATCGATGCTGACGATCTGATTTCGCTTATGGCGGCGATCCCGACGTATGCGAAACCCGGCGCAAGGTGGTATTGCAGCCCGGCGGCGCAGGAGGTGGTATTCAACGCCATCAAGATCGCGGGCGGCGGCAATACCCGCGACATGCTGTCGAATGCCGACACCCCGCGCTTCCTGGGCTATCCGATCGAGACCTCGGATCTGCTTCCCGATACCCCGTCGACCAACTACAACAACGTCGCCATGATCGGGTTCGGCAACCTGATGATGGCCGCCACTCTGGGTAATCGCCGCGGTATCCGTGTCGCGCTCTCGGACCAGAAGTACTGGACCGAGGACCAGATCGGCATCAAGGGCACCGAGCGTTTCGACATCAACGTGCATGACCTTGGGTCGACCACGAAGAAGTCGCCGTTCGCGGTCCTGGTCGGCAATACCTAACAGCACCTGAGATAACGCCCCAGTGATGGGGCGTTTTTCTTTCTATTCTGAAGGAGATACAACCATGATGCCTTTGCAGAACGTCAAGACCGTTTCGGTCATCAAGCCGCAATCGGTGGCCACCAATGCCACCGCCACCGGCGTCATCGACCGCCTGGGCTATGACGAGGTCGCGATCAATGTGCACCTCGACACGGCCGCGGCGACTTCCAGCAACCCGGCTGTCCTGAAGGTGGGCGAGGGTGACACCTCGACCGCGTTCACGGACATCACCGCCCTGGTGGGTGATGGTACGGGCGGCTTCGTAGTTCCGAACGCCGATACCGCAGCGCCGCAGATCATCCGCCTGAACCTCGACGCCCGAGCCCGCAAGCGCTACCTGCAGGTCTCCCTGACCTCCGCCGGTGCCGCCCAGCTGGCCGCCGTCACGGCGGATCTCAACAAGGCGGACGACACCACGGTGGCACGCGCCGGGATGGCTCTGGTAGTGAACGCCTGATGACCGATGAGGTGAAACTCAACCTGGGGGCGGGCTCAACACCCGTCCCCGGGTTTCTTTCCATTGACCGCAAGGACGGGAAGGAAGTCTACCCGCTGGAGGTTCCCGACGAGTCCGTCGACGTCATCCGCGCGTCCCATGTCCTTGAGCACTTTTCACATCTGAAGGTCGCCGAGATCGTCCGGCACTGGGTGTCGAAGCTGAGGCCCGGCGGCCTGATCAAGATCGCCGTCCCGGACTTCGAGAAGATCGCCCGCGATTATCTTGAGGGCAAGAATTTCCCCATCGAGGAATACCTCTTCGGTGGGCATATCGACGACGACGACCACCATGGCGTCGCCTTCGACAAGGAACTGCTGTCCGAACTGTTTCTGAATGCCGGCCTGACCCGGCTGCATACCTGGACGTCCGAGATCCAAGACTGCGCGAGTATCCCGCATTCCCTGAATCTGGCCGGGTACAAGCCGCTTTCAGAGATTCAGGTCTGCAAGAACACAACCGCGATCCTGTCTGCGCCGCGGTATGGGCCCGTCCTGCACTTCCGGCTGGCAATGCGCGCCTTCGGGCGTGCCGGCGTCCCGTACCAGCCCGCGGGCGGCGCCTATTGGCACCAGATTCTCTCCGAGCTGATGGAGGAACACATCGCCAATGAGGAGAGCCAGTACGTCATCACCTGCGACTACGACACCGTATTCCGGTATGAGGACGTTCTCGACCTGTACCGGCTGATGGAAGCCTGCCCGGACGTCGACGCTCTGTTCCCGCTGCAGATGAAGCGCGGGAATGACAGCGTGGCGCTGTTCGGGCTTGAGGACGCCAAGGGCAACCCGCTGACCGAGATACCGCTCTATCAGATCGAGCGCAATGTCCTGCCGGCAAAGGCCGGGCATTTCGGCCTGACGATCTTCCGGAGCGCGGCCCTGCGCGACCTGCCGCGGCCCTGGATGCTCCCGGAGCCGAGTGCTGTGGGCCGATGGGGTGAGGGCAAGGTGGACGCCGACATCGACTTCTGGCGGCGGTTCAAGTCGGCCGGGAAGAAGGCTTGCCTTGCGCCGCGCGTGGTGGTCGGTCACCTGCAGGAACTGGTGACCTGGCCGGACAGAGTATTGAAACCGATTTACCAGACCGTCCCGGACTTTGACGCTTCGGGCATGCCAGAGGAGGCAAGACGATGAAAGTGAACAGTCAGAAGCCCGGCCGGATCCGGAACCGTGGCCTCTCGGGCCCGAAGACCCTGCGCCTGAAGCGACCGTGGCGGAATTTCCGAAAAGGGGATGAGATTCGCCCGCCGGCGGCCATGGCGCAGGTCCTGATCAGCGATGAGATCGCCGAGGAGGTGACCGAGACCACGGGCAAGAAGCGCGGCCGCAAGACGAAGGATCAGGTGACCGAGACCACGGGCGAAGAGGGCGGCGATGCCGACACTGATTCGGACGAGTGATCCGCTTCCCGATGAGCCGCTGCTCATCGAGGAAGTCAAGGAACACCTGAACGTCACCTCGGACGATGACGACACCAAGATCGACAGCCTGATCACGGCCGCTCGCCTGTACATGGAGGAAACGCTCGGCATCACCTTTATGGAGCAGGAATTCCGGCTCATCTACGACCACGACGAACTGAACACGATCCGCCACCGGTACTGGGCGCCGCTTCCCGGCAGCGCCATCCACCTCCCGCGCCCGCCGCTCGTCTCGATCGACGAGGTGGCTTATGTTGACCCAGACGGCGCGAGCCAGACGTGGGACGACGCGCTCTATGTGGCCGA